AATGACCAAACGAACTGGCCGTGTCAAGCACCAAAACATCCTTGCTCCCGGTCTCAGATATGGGGCCAAGATCTTCGCACTCAAAGTTGGAGGTGGACTTCCAGTGAAGGGTCATTCGGGCGGCTTCATCAGGAGTCTTCGGATCATCCATATCAAAGGTGCGGTAATGGATATTAGACAGGGCTTCTTCATCTACATAGTTCCGTAGAATATCAAGGCCGTTGTCGAAGTCTAGTATACGAAGACGGTATCCAGCATTTGCTAATGAAGCTAACGCCGCCGTCTTCCCTACTCCAGAGTCACCGACAATGATTGCCTTAACCCTGGAGTCGGAAGGATGTTCAATAAAATTAGGCATAGTTATTTTTCCTCTTCAGTTGGTTTATATAATGGACTCTGACGAAGCATCATGTTCCTCTCTTTCTAATTTCTCTGTTTGCCATTGGTCACAGAAGGGCGCGACTGAGCACCAATGTTGGCACCGTATCGAATCACCAAATCTATGTTCTATGTATAGATGGTCCTTGTCTTTCTGATTGTCAACCCATTGTGAAGCATCTAATTCTTCATCAAATAGTTTTACTGCCCTGGTACGCTTAGACGACATGACCGCCCACTTCTCGCCGCGATGCCAACGGTCATCTGGAGAGCACAAGGGGAGGGTATCCAGAGCGTCCTTATGCTTGGCAACCCTCTCCTTGATCCAACTGTACGCCTGTTCCTGCGACCACATAGGAATGTTTACCTTTACGATAGGTGTCGGTGGGTAGAATGGATTGCGCGATTTCTTGGAAGGCGACCAGCCGAATAAGATTACGACTGCTTCAAGAGATTTCAATTCCAAGGAAGGATAGTTCTCGCGCCACAAGTAGGAATAGATGTTCAGTTGTTGCTCCCATTCCAGGAAACCTTCATTCTCTTTGTAGTTGTATCCATCAACCGTAGAGGTCTTCCAGTCTTGCAGGATACCATCATCGAATAGAAGGCGGTCAGTCTGTCCTGAAATAGTCCATTCGTCTATAATAGAGAAGAGCCTTTTCTCAGATATGGAAGTAGTGTCTGAGTTCTGAAGAATGGAATGCACCACCTTACCTATGAGCGCGGGTACCCTATCGGCTACATCTTCTGTTGTTTCTTCATCGTGCATATTCTTCAAGGCAAAGATGCGCGACGGCAAGATTAAATCTGTAGCGGAAGCATGAGCATTTCCCCGGCTGTAGGAATCATCCCTTACAGCATCGACAATAGGTTGCGGCAGATTCCAGTCATTTGTAAGTTTCAATTTATTAGACCCTCTCTTTGGTATAGGCGTTTCTCTACTTCGGCAAGGTTAAGGAGGAGAGCGTTATGTAAATCAGAAAGACTAACGTCCTCCTCCTTTTCCTCATCGATTTCTTCTATGGTTAAGAATAGACGGGTAGCGTAATAGTAGGCCCGATCTGACATTTCACTTTCGGTTGGTAGCTGGCTTACTGTTAGCGGCTTTTGTCTCACGAGATTTCCTTATTCGTTGCATGGTTTTTTTGATCTCCGCTGATACTTCTTCTAGCTTCTTTGGATCTTCAGCTAGTTCCTCTGGAGAATATCCAAAGGCTCCCTCATAAGGTTTCATATTAACTCTTCCCTTCTTCAGGTGCCTCAAGAACTTCTATCTCGATAGCTTCTGCTTCGGCTTCCCTTTGATTGCGCTCTATCACCTCCTGATTAAGACGCTTAATATCTTCAGCCCAAGCCTTAGTTTCCTCATCACCAAGCCATCCGAGTCTACGGGAGACCACATCCGGCAGTAGACCCAGACTTGCACAGTGCATAGCATGGTTCATGGTACCGAAGGCAGCGACAGTACCATCAGACATGACGTACTTGCCATCCTCTCTGTAGTTGCAGGTGCCGCCCGAATTACTAGCGATCACACCCCCGGCAATACCAAGGGTAGCTACTAAGGTTATTAGAATAACTGGGAGCTTAGTCATGTTTAGATCCTTTCATCTTGATTGTTTATGCGTACATAGTTTACAGGTTCACTAGTAGTTTCTACACCAAAATCTGTAGGTGTTGTCCAATCATTGAAGCGAGCCTTAGCTGATTGAAAAGCCTCTTCATGGGTAGCAAAGACCTGGGCATTTCTACCTACTTCTGTAGGTCCGATATGCCAGATAGGTTTGTAGTTCACCTCTTCCTCCTTTCATAAGTTGTTAACAATTATAACATAGGTAAATAGAGCTAGGTGAAAGATCAAGAAGAATTTTACTGCCATTCATCTTGGCCCTTCCTCAAGTCTTTCTTTTTCCTGGAGTAGATTTTCTTGGAAGGTATCCGTCTGTTTCTGAATCCAGCTTTCTGCAATGACTTTGCTACGGGATTTGTACTCTTCCGCTTTCTCCAGTATTTCAGAGTATTTTTTAATCGCACAGGTAATTTCATATTTAAGATCCTCCGAATAAGAAAATACCATCTTATCATACGAAGATTCTTCTAGGGCATTCTCTAGTAATTTAGAATCTCTGTTAATAGAATAGACGAATTGCTCTAGGTTTTCCATTAGTTTATTTTCCTTTTCGGTATGAGGTTTCTGATCTCCGGGTCGGCGCACATATGTTGCAGGGTGCCGCAATATACCTGCCATCCTATATTGTATTCATCAAGTAGGTGTTGCATTGTAGTAAGATTTAACAGGAGCATTCCTTTAATAGGATCACAATTTAATAACTCACATTGCTCAAAATATTCCTTTAATAAAGGTTTCAAAGGATCAGTTAGCAACTCTTCTAAGTCGTGGTCTGTATCAAATATCATAGGTTATGTTTCCTTAGTTAAGTGGGGGCTTGGTACCTTTAATAGCAAGATACCTTGGTTTGCCAGGACTGCCCCCATGCCCTCTTTCAGCTAACAATACAGGTGCAATGTAAATCTGCAAGACTTCAGCTATAGCAGACCCAAGGGATACACCTATACGTTTAACGATGCTGTACACCGTAGGAGACCATTATCCCTTGTAATTACTAGGAGAGATATCGAAGTTATGACCACGCGATGCGCCCGTCCGTACATCCTTGAGCACAGTAGGCTGGCGACGGCGCTTAATATTCTCTGTACCAGATGCCTTCTTGCCAGTATGATACTTGCCAAGACGGTGATTCTTGCGAGGCGCATGGAGCTTGTAGGTACCAGGAGCAAAAGATCCTCCCTGGTCAAAAGCTACGATCTGAGTACGCAAGCTATTCTTGACAATGAAACGTACCCAGATATCCTCATCGTTCTCGTGCAACTTATGCTGTTTCACATAGACACGGGACAAATGAATGAGGGCATCAGTACCTGTCCTCTTCATGCAGGCACGAGCCACAGCGCAGCTTGAGTGATTGCGACGGGTAGCCAATTCACAGTCCGTATCTGTCACTACCAATTCCATCGAATCGGTTGCGTCGATAACCTTGCGTCCATTGATATTGCTAACCATGATTTAGTACCTTTCTCTTTGATTGATTAGTCGGGTTCGTAAAATCGTATATGTGCGTGTAGGCCAGTTAAGTTTATCCCATACTAAGGATCTTCTTCTAACATCTTCCGCTTCAAAACCAGCCCACGCACAGACCTGTCTGAAATCTTTAGAGTCATTCATTAACCATTCCCTGGCAGAGTAAACATCCTCCTCTGATATTATAGTGCGGCGTTCTCCCCTTGAGTTACGGGTATTCTTTATAGGGAAGAAAGCATCAGCTATACACTGGTGGAGAACACCTATCCATAGATCCTTACAGAGTGACCGTAGATGATAGTCATAAGGATCACATATAGGGACGCCATCCACAGACTGTAACGGGAACTGAGGATTCTTGCTCACTAGACACCCGCACAGGGAAAGTCACCCACAAGTTCACGGTATCTTCCATACTCCTCCTGAAATAGTTGTTTACTTACACCTTCACCCTCGGCTTCCAGTAAGGCATCATCTTCTGTTATTTCGCCAAGAGACATACGCTCTATCAGATCGCCGCATACTTCCTGTTGGCGCATAAGCTCGCCCTTCATCTTACCCATGCTTCACTCCTTTCCGCGCCTTCTTCTCTAGTCTCCGCTGTTGCCTAGCAGTTGGGGGCTGACGGCTGAAGCGCCCATACATCTCATGTGGTGAATCAAAAACCTTACCTTTGAGAACCTTGTGCTTGTTCCAGTAAGCTTTCCTTGCCATTACTGATCCTCCTATTTACCGTAGCGTATAGGGGATACATGAGTCGGCTTCTTATTGATGAATCGCCCAATAAGATATTTTAGGGATAACTGATTCCCCATTATAGACTCGCTACCCCTATGAGTACAGAGCATAAGTGATCCGCGACGATGCAGAGTGTATGCTTCCGATAGAGTCAGAGGTGAGCTATCTATTCTAAGCTCTTCATCCATCCAAGCATCCTCTACATCCAGGTATTTGTCACGGGGTAAGACGGCTAGTCTCCGAGCAATTGGAAACCAGCCGTCCGGTATTGAAGGGTGAATGTTCATGCGGCTACCTTGAATAACGGGTGAGTGTTAATGATATCCCGTACCTCCTCGGAACGCTTAACAATATTCGCCATCTCCTTGCTTCCGCTATAGAGAGCCGATGCGCGTTTGCGGTGCGGGAATTCTTCTGAGTCATGGGAAGCGTAGTAGGTTAAGGCTGATGACAGAGAGAAAAGATTGTGGCCGCGCATCTCACTCTCCTTGTGGAACCTATCCATGATGCTATTACCTAAGCGATTAGGTTCTAACACAGCCACGCCGTCCACTTCAAGAGGCTCCCCGTCTGAGTCCTTAGCTTTCTGGGAGAACTTCGGAATGCTGAGTACGAACTTCTCTGCATCGTATATACCGCAGGGGGTGTAGGCTTGGGTTATCTGACGGTTCCTCTGTTCCCGGAAGGTCGATATCCAATTCACCTGGGGTGCCAGAAACTTATCGATGGTGAAGCCGGAGGTATGCTTGCCCCTAAAGAGCTTCCACTCGCCGCCCATCTCCATATTCTCGCAGAAGAAATCCATAAGACCGGACGCCCCTGTAGGAGACCACGCACCATCATGTGAGTTCTTGCAGTAAACGATAAGGGTGCTGTTAGTCTTG